CAAGATGAATTATTGCCACTTCTTTGTCAGCGGGTGCGCCGTGTTTTACGACCCCTTTCCCGACTGAAATGGAAGCAATCTCGAATATCATTCTCGGCTCGTAACAATAGCCAAGACGGAACTCCACATATTTGAATGTTAGAGGAGTATACACAGCCCGGCCGAAGCGGACATAATGGAAGTCGGCAAACAGCCGTTTTATCCAATAGGGTTTCAGCTCCCTATATTCCTCTACCTTTTCGCCCGAAGCAATCATGTCATACCATTGCTTTTTCAAAACAAGGGTCAACGTCAAACGACGCATATAACTCTGTAATTTTCCCATATCTGTTATGTTGTTTAGTTAATGATTTGAATTACACTGTTAGAACGGGCAGTCGTCGCCCTCCTCCGGCTCGCCGAAAGGCATATTATCGAAGTCGAATTGCGCCGCTTCTGCCGCATCATGCTCGCGCGTGTGCCGCTGTTCCGTGAGGTGGTTAGAATTATCCCATACAGGGTCTTTGCCGTTGTAATACGGCACATAACGGCCGTTGTTAATGTTATATTTGAAGATCGCCGTCCCGACCTCTCCAAGATGTTTGAATTTCACCTTTTGAACATGAACCTCAACCGTTCCGTCAACCCTGTTTCGATGTACGACGATACCGAAATCTGCTTTATTGTAGAAGTTGGCCGAACCGCTGATGTCATAGAGTGTCGGAGCCTCGATAACGCCGTCTTTGTTCCGGGGCTGTTTCGTGGGGTGTGCCATAAGGATAACAAGAACGTCGTTCTGTTGTGCAAAGTTCTGTATCTTGTCAAGAACGTGGCTGATATAACGTGTCTCATTGAGCGAGCCCTGTTCGTCCTCAAGCCTGTTGAAAGGGTCGATAACAAGACACTTTATACCCCGCTTCCTAACAAGGAATTTGGCTTTTTCAAGGATCGTGTCGAGACGGAAGTCCTCCGGATATATGAAGCTGAAATCCGCCTGTAAGCGTTCCTTGGCTTCCCTGTATTCCTGTGGGCTGTATGACATCCTCTCGAACTTCTTTCCTGTGAACTTTTCGATCAGCTTCGCTGCATGATACTCGAGCGGGGCATTCTCCGGGCTGAAAAATGCGAAACGCCACCCATAGCGCATATTCAGCCGCTCGGCGATCTCGTCGATGAACTCCGATTTACCCGAGCCCGGAATACCTGTCACGACACACAGGCGTTTTGTCTCAAAGGAACAGAGCTTATCGAAATTCTCGTGCCCTATCGTGAATCCCTTTTGGAAACCGTGCTCTAACAGAGCGTCGAGGTTTTCTTCAAAGTCCTTAACAGTGAAAACACCGTCAACCTTTACCTCCGGGGCTTTCTGCAGAGCCTGTTCCAAGGCCTCTCGACCGTGTTTCTGCAAAAGCTCGTTTGCGTCCTTGCAGTCCTCGCCATAGTCAAGAACCCGGCAGCGTTCCGCACCGAACCTGTGTATCAGCTCATCACGGAGCAGCACACCCTTTGTATCAGTGTCCGAGGCGATGAATATCGTCTCCTTATCATCGAAGTAACCCTCAATGTAATCATCGAGATAGTCAAGGTTCGCATTCGCCCCGTTTGGAACGCTTATACAGTTTTTGTGGCCGATTTCAACGAAGGAAAGGCAATCCATCTCCCCCTCTGTGATGATACAGGTTTTACAGCCCTTTATGGCGTCGATGTTATAAGGGAGCAGCTCCGCCCCACTGACGAGCTTGAATTTCTTGTCTCCTGTGCGGAACTTCGTGTTAACGAGCTGTCCGTTTTTGTAGTAGTTGAACTGTACCGTGTTGGCCTGTCCGTTCTTCTGCGGCATCCACTCCATGCCCTCCGTGACTTTCATCGCCTGTAAGGTCTCGGCCGATATGCCTCGTTTCGCGAACCATGCCAACGCCCGCGGCTCCATAGGAACAACAGGCCGCGGTGCGGGTTTCCTGTACTCCTTGTGCTCATGGGTGTGCCGGACGCTCGTCCGTCGATAGCTGTATGTACGTTTATCCATGTCCTTTTCCCATTCCTCTTTTTCAGCGACACAGCCTTTCCAACCGCAGTAGTGGCACATGAACTCTCCTGTATCGCCGTTAATTGACAGGCTTTTGTCGCGGCGATCGTGGCGGTCTCTATGACACTGCGGGCAGTAAACCTTTCGGTTACCGTGAAACGCCCCATAAGGCGCGTCAATGCCGTATTTCTTCCAATTTAATATCATCTGCCTGTCCTCCTGTTATTGCATGATCCAATCCTCGCTGTCAGCGTTCCAACTGTACCGCTCCGAGGGGCGGGGCGGGGCTGATATAGGTATCGTGGCCTTGCCTGTTCCGTATGTCCGTCGGCCTGTGTCCGTGATATACTCGCCAACGCCGAGCTTCACTCCCGCCTGTTGACGCTGCTGTTTAACAGCCTGTTTGCCGCGGTTGTCGTCGTAATTACCCTCGAGGACTTTCACCCAGTTTGTCGGGTTCTCAAACAGCCAATCAAACGTGGCCGTCCAATTATGGTTATTCTCGCCCCGGAGGAAAGAGGATTGCTGTACCCTGTTGAAAAGGTCAGTCACGGTCTGCCGCCATACCTCGGGTGTCTTGCCGAACTCGTTGAGCCGGAGCTTTATCTTCTGTCGCCTGTTGTCATTGAGTTTCTTTACCTGTGGGAGTGTTGCCCCGCAAGTGTCATTCCACAGGCGGACAATATCCTCGTAAGGATATTGCTTTACTTTACTTTTCTTTACTTTACTTTCCTTTTCTTTGGAGGGTTCTTGTTCCGAAAACTCATCCTCAGCCTGTGTTTCCGGGGCGGAAACTATATCTGTGGCGGGTTTCTGTGACGGAAACACAGGTTTTTGAGGAATCTCGTCATGTCGTTTCGCATAAACCTGTGTGAGGTTGTTTACAAAGTTCTGTACCCAAATGATACGGTGCTGCTCCCATAACTCACGGTCTATCTTCAACAGGCCGACGAGCGTGTCCATGATCTCCTTTGCCGTCTCCTCGGCGACGTGTGTCTTGGCTAACAGGTACTCCCAATTCCCTGTCTCTGAACAATCGTAGGCGTGGCCGTCTGTATCCCCTAACAGCTCAAGGAGCTTAAACCAAAACGCATATCCGTCGTTCCCGAATTTGTTTTCGAGGATATACAGTGTCCGGCCGCCCTTGACAAAGTGCGGGAAATAATCAACTGTTTGTCTTTTAGGTCTTGCCATAATAAATCTATTTTCTAACAGTTAACAAGTCAACGGAGCGTGGCCACGATACTCTTCCGCAGCTTCTCGTTCCGAGAGTTCCATTCAAACGCCCTCATCATCCACTGCCTGTAACCGAGTGGGATATCAGAGATCCGTTCCCCTTTGTACTTTCCAAAAGGCATGATATCAATCGGCTGTGTCGCCTGTCTGTCCACGGCCTCCGTGTCCTCGTGTGTGTATTTCCCGATGTCATGGATAGGTATGCCGGATAACAGCCGCCCGCCTGTTCCGAACATTCGCCACATTCTGCCTTTCTCAAACACTATGTCCTCAACATGGCCGAAGCGTTCAACGTTGCCTCCGAGGTCGATAATAAGGCAGTCACGCTTGCCGGGGTCTATACGTGTGCCGCGGCCGACGATCTGATAATACAGCGTTACGGAGGCCGTGCTGATACCTAAAACAATTGCGTCGATACCTGTGTAATCGAAGCCTGTTGACAATATCCTCACGTTGAAAATAACCCGCAGCTCACCCGCCCGGAAACGGTTGATGATATCCGTTCTTTCGCTGTCCGGCATTCCGCTGTATAAAGCAGCCGAGTTCGGGTAACGTTCCGCCAACTCCTTTGCGTCATTAACAGAGGGCGCGAAAGCCAAAATATGCTTCCGTTCGGGGTGGCTGTCAAGGGCTTTAATTATTCCCTCCGTGCCTCCGTTCTCATCGAAAGCCCGCTGTACACTGTCCTCGGTGTATTCAGATTTAGAACTGTTGAAAACAAGCTCCGATCCATCGAACTGCGCCTGTTCATAACATAGGGGCGACCAATAGTGTTTTTCAACCATTTCCTGTACCTGTCCGACACAGATAATGTCCTTGAAGAAGTTGCCCTTTTTAGAGCGAGATGTCAGCATAACAAGCTTCGAGAACGTGTTGCCACTGATGTCCCTGTTCGTCTGTAGCTTAACAGGTGTTGCCGTTATCCCTAAAACGTGGGTTATTCCGCTGTCCTCAAGGAAATGTCCAAGCATACTGTCTTTCTCACGCGGATACATGTGCGCCTCGTCGATAAGCATCTTACGGAAGCCATAAGCCTTGAATTTCGCGCCGAGTGCCTTTATCGATCCTATAGTGGCGTAAGTGATAGGGGCTATCTCTTTTCGGCCGAAACTCGCACTGTAAATGCCCGCTTGCATACCGAGGCCTCCGCAGAGGTTGCAATATTTGAGGTAATTCTGTTCCAAGAGCTCCTTGGAGGGTTGCAGAACTAACAGGCGGTCGCCTGTGTTCTTTGCGACGTAGGCTGTTAGGATCGACTTTCCCCAAGCCGTTGGAAGAACTATAAGAGACGGCCGAGGCTTCTTCTCCTCGAAGAACTCTATCGCCCGTCGTATGGGTTCAACTTGATTATCACGTAAAGTTATCATCTCTTTGTACTAATAACTTAAAACAGGGCACGTCCGGGGTTGAGGGGTTACCGCGCATAACAGCGTGCGCCGGGGAGCTTCCGCCTGTCCCGCCCCTTTCCCGGAGTGTCCTGTCAATCGTATGAATGAAAAGAAAAAATTATCTGTGGCCTTATTCATCTTTGCGCTGTTATATCGGTGGTTCTGCAAATTTAATGATTATATTGTAATCACTTTTAAGAAAAGGCCGTTTTAACTTATTTAAGCAAGAGGCGGCGCGCCCCCTGTGTCTCAACCATGTATGGCTCGCAGAGGTCGGGGTGCTCCGTTTGGAACCGCTTATAATCAAACTTCTTGGAGGCTTTCGGGGCTTTCCATGTAGCTATCGTCTGCCCGCCATAGGTCAGAGCCTCGGCGTCGCCGAACCCGACCTTTATCGTGTCCTCGAGTTCCGCCTTATGGTCGTCCTGTTCCTTTGCGGCCGCTTTCAGCTTCTTCAACTTCTCGTAGGCCTCAAACACCTCGTCCGAACACTCGATGATCTTGCCGGGCGTGTGGCGGGTGTATTTCGTTATCACGTCGGCGGCTGTTGTCACAGGCGGCTCAACACACCCGAGTATATTGTCTTTCCAAAACTTGTCAACCTCCTCAACGAGCCACTGATAGAAGTCCGGCACGAACGCAATGTCCTTATAACCGAACTCCCGCCCGGCTGTCAGCCAAGCCAACGAGCCGTGGGTATATCCCGCAACGCCGAGCTGATACTGCACCTGGCAGAACCAGTGTTTGGGGAGGTCATCAGCGTCAATCGTCATTTGCGTTGTCTTGCATTCGAGGATTCCCTTTGAGGCAGCGTTATGGGGCTGATCACGCAGCCAAAACGTGCGGTCGGGCGATACCTGTAAGTACGGCCGCTCATTGTCACGGATAAGCCAATCACCCTGTGAACGCTTGATAACCTGTTGTCCCGTCTCGTCTTGCCAAAACAGGCTCACAGCGTCCTCGAGATAGTGCCCGGCCTTCATGGCGAAGTTCTCCTCCTTGGGAGGGTCGATACCTACCTTGCGACGCCATAGCTGATAGGGCGTCTCCCAAGGGTTGAGGCCGACGATTGTTGCAACCTCCGAGGAACCGATGCCCTGTTTGCGTACCTCAAGCCACTCCTCACGTGTCTTCGGTCTGATGATAGTGTTTGTACTCATAATCTGTTTTGCTATAATAAGTGAAATATTTGTTTTTACCGTGTTTATTTAGCTTTCTCGGGCTTATCTTGTCAGTTTGGTGTAATTATCCGCAACAATAAAAGATAAGCCCTTGTGCGCTTTATTTGCCCGCCTCGGCCTTGTCTTTAGCCGTCGTCGGTTTAACAGCTGCTTTCTTAACAGGCTCGGCGGGGTTGATGATCTCGCCTGTTGCCTTGTCTACAACACTGCCGGGAGGGAGAGCGTGTTCAGAACGCTTCATGGCAGCCTCGGCCTTGTCTTTAGCCGAAGCCGATTTCTTCTCCGCTGCGGCCTGTGCCTTTGCGTCCTCGAAAGGCTTAACAAAAGACTCCTGTACTGTTGTCGTGCCCTCCTTGATAGCGTTGGCCGTTGCCCGTAGCTCAAAGACCTTTTCTTTGTCAATCTCCTCAACGCCCTTTATGCCGCCGAGGTAGAAGAAGAGCTGCTCCTGTGTCACGCCGATCTTGGAGAAATAAGCCATGATGTTTTGCCGGGAGGTCTCGAGGTCGATGGATTTGCCGAGAGCAACCTTTTTGATCTCCTCAACAGCCCGCTTCGTTACAGCCTTGGGGATAATCTTCAACACAGCGTTGCGGAAAGCTATTGCGGCCGCAGCGTTCCCTGTAACGACTTGCATATCCTCGCTGAATGTCCGCCCGGCCTTATTCGTTATGCGCCGCT